AAGGTGGATTTGTAATTGTGAAATTAATATCATGGGTGTATAGTTCAGAACTCCCCGCTATTAATGTATATGAATTTTCAGTTGAATTATAACCACCAGCCGCTACATTATCCACATAACTATCAACGATTAAATCATAACCATTCATTTTAGCATCTTGGTTGTCGGTATTCTTACACCACAAAAACAACTTTTTAAATAAGTCAGAATCTAAGAATGTAGAATTGAAAGTCAATCCAAAATCTGTTTGAATAGCTTGAAATATCTTTGACACTTTTATAGCGGGAAATAAATCATTCCAACTTAAACGACCTGTTGTTGTACTTAAATCTGTACTGCTTGCATCTCCATAAGTCCACAATTTATTTGAACTAATCATTGGGTAACGTACATCGTAATCAGTTGCAGTATCTGTCAACCTTGCTTTAACTCCCGCACCTGTATATGGATTTGGTATTGCTGAAAAGTCTAAATCTCTTAACTTCTTATTGCTAAATATATCTTTCAAAGAAACTAAGTCACCGTAGAAAGTAATAGTATAATGTTCTGCTTTGCTATTCTTAACTATCGAACCTTCTAACTGTATTTTACCACTTCTAAACGGTGTTTTACCTACCTCAATATAGGCATATCGTCTTAAATTGTGGTCGATAGAATTATCTACATCATTTTGATAAAAATATTCAAAAATTCTATCATTATTCGGAGTACTTGGAACAGTAAACGATTGAGAAAAATCTGTATAAACCTTAGATAAATCTTGTATATTCTGTATTGAACTTGAAATATTAATAAATTCATCCTTAAATAAATCAATTTTTTCATAGTTGTTAACCGTAGTTCCCTCAATATAAATTTCAACTTCCCTATTCATATAATATCATTTGTAAAAGTGAACTCCAAAGGGTAATTTATCATTTTATTATTGATATTTTTCTGTAAATCTATTTGCTTAGTGGTTAATTTAGCAGGTCTATTGTTTACTAAAATCCTATCACTAAGTAATAGTTGTTTAATCGTTTCTTTAAATGATTCATCAACCCAACCGCTATTCACTTTTATTGATTCATTACCGTTAACATTGAATGTTTGTATTAGATTTTCCTGAGTATTAAATGTTGTTTCGCTCAATCTATAACTCTTATATTCGGAGTTATTTACATTCATAGAATCTACCGAAGTACCGAAAAAATATTCACGTTGAAAAGCTCCGTATTTATTTACGAAATCAACGTAAACACTTCCATACTTTGTTGATTCAATAGGTTTGAAATAGTACGTTTTAAGTACATTATTTGAAGCATCTAATATCTCTAACTTGTTACCGTTATCAATGTAACTTGAAAACACTCTAAACGGTTGTAATACTGCATTTGAACTGCTTGTGTACGTTCTGTTTGAACCGTTTAATAAATTAGTATATTTATATTTCCAACCGCTTGTATTATCTACAACTAAGTCACCAGCTCCAGCTCCTCTATATTCGTAATAGTACGTGCCTTCAGGAAGTAAATAAGCTCCTAAGTCTACATTTATGCCCTCCGTATTGTAAACATATCCATTGAAACAAGTATATTCTGTTGTATCAATTAAAGTGTAAGTTGAACCAATTAATTTGTATCGTTTAACGCTCGCATAGCAATATTGATTTACATTAAATGAACGTGGTTCTGTCCCCGAATTTGCACTATAAGTCAAATGATTTATGTAATTTGAAATATACTCCGAAATATCAAAGTAACAAGTTGGTGAAGTACTTGAAGCAATTAATTTACTTAACGTGTAATCTGGGTTCGCTCCGAAACTACCGCCACTTTGTTTTAAGAAAATCTCAACTTTCGCACCAACTTGACTTGCTTCATTGATTGAAATAATGTAAGGACTTTTTGCAAATATTCTACTCATTTTATTTTGGGTTGTTCAATTGTCTGATTAAATAACGTAATAGCATCCAATCCGTATTTCTCAATTAGTTCACTTGGTAATTTAGAAAACGCAACTTCAAATGGTTTTGTAAAAAATAAAGAAGGTTTAATACCGTTACGATATATTGAATTAGCTATCGCATATTTTAAACTTGTTCTACTTATAAATTTACCTTCCTTATTTCGTGGTGCTATACCTTTACGAACTATCCATTTGTCAAGTGATGAAATTGGGGGTCGTTTGTTTGTGTATTTATATGGTGTATTATATTTCTTAACTATGCCACTAACTCCCTTATCTTGATAATGTCCGTAATCTTCCATTGAGAAGTAAACAGCGAATGAATTTTTCATCAACTTACTTTCACCCTTCAATGAATCGTAAAGTTTTTTAGAACTATTCTTTTTAAGTTTGGTTAAATTCGACCTACTTTGTTTAACTACATACCTAACAAACTTTTCAAGCTCTTTTTCAGTTTCTAACATATCAATAAATTACCATTGTATTTTCTGTTGATATATCAAAAGTCATTGCCCAACCAGCCACAGAATCGGTAAACTTATCAAAGAACGGTTCGCACGTTGCATCTGATAATATGTCGTAATTTATCTTTAAACTACCTCTATACATTTGCTCATACAATCTGTTAAGAATTGCTAAAGTAGAGTTCATTACATCGTCCTCGTTATTATTACCAACGTACAAAGTAACTGTTTCATCTTTACTGAAGTCCACAGCATCCATGCACAAAATAGAAATATTGTAGTTAACAACTTGGTTTGAAAACGTTGTATTATTAAACATTATGTGACAAAGTGGGAACATATTTTGTTTCTGCAATAATACACTTGATAAGTCACCTTTAGTAACTTGGTTAACTAACGGGTCGTTACTTAATGATTCATGAAGTTTTGTTGATATATCGAAGTAGCTCATTTCAATTGTTGTTTTTTAATTTGATTAATTTCTATTTGTGTCTTTTGCTTTTCAAATGTCAAAAAGTTAAGTACGGTAAATAATTCAAGCTTGAGAACTTCATCGAATCGTCTAATGTCTCCTTGAGCGACTTGATATAAAGACTGATACCATCCCCACTGTTTACTAAATTGAGCTTCTTCACTAAAATCTGTCTGTTGCTCATCGTTAACGTCTTCAGGTTCTTCTCTAAATAGTTTATGGTAGCTTTGAGTAACTCCCTTTCTAAATTCAAAAAAAAAACGTGTGCTGAAAGTGCAATAGATAAAGGTGTGTACTTCATCATTTCGCCAAACTCCTCGACGTTATTAAATGGTGCTATTAAATACTGCCCTTTCTTATTTTTCTCAATTACAGGACGATATAAAACAGCTAAGGCTTTATGAAATGAATCAAAATTTACTATGTGTGTTTCTGCTTCGATATATTCTTCCCAACTAATTTTATCAAAGTTAGGAATCAACCCTAATTCTAACTCGTTAATTTTAAATGTCGTTTGTAATTTTGGAATCTCAGAAAATAGTTTGTTAAAATGATTAACCAATTCAACCATATCATTGAACTTAATCTTAACAACTTCTTTTAATTCTATTCCACAAAATATCTGAATCATCTTTTGCCCTAGAAATTCGGGGTCGGTATTATTCTTGCAAATATCCATATACTTTTGATAGTGAAGCAATGGTATCTCACTTAATGAAGTTGGAATTGTTAAATTTAATTTCATAGTTTTTAAACGATTAATTTTGTAAATGTGTTTAGTAAATAGAATAGTTACCTTTGTTAGGATTTGATAATTGATAACTTACTGCATATCTAACAGCATCAAGTGCGTGGTTAAATTTATCTATCGGAGTTTGAGATTTCTTTTCTAACCAGCTATAATTATTTAACTCCTTAATCAAATCAATAGAATCTGAATCTATTATTAATTCGTAATCTCTAAGCATCTCAATACCTTCTGTAATCTTATGCTTTACGCAGGCTACAACATTGTTACCCTGATGTTTTAATTCACTAATCAAACGTGGCTCTGCATTATCACCAACTATTAAACCACCTTTAGTAAAATGATTATTTAATCTTGCTAATTCAGTTGTAACTAATTGAGTTTGGTAAATATGCAACTTTAGATAAATTAACTTTCTACCTTTGTCAATTGAAGTTTCTACTAATGTAGTAGGGTCGTTTGAGAATCCGTAATCTTGACCAAATACACTGCCGTTATCGTTATTAAATTCTCCTATCCTCCAGTTGTTATAAATAACTCCCTCCGCTTTATCTAACCAGCCACCCAAAATAGTATGTTTATACTTTTCAGGTCGTCTTTCTTTAATGTCGTTAATTTGCTCTAGGAACGATTTAGAAAGGTTTTCTTGATTATCTTGATACGTTGTGTGAATATATGT